AGGGTATTGGACCTGCGAAGGCTGATGAACTTAAGCATGATTGGAACTTCTGGGCTAGACCAGATCAACTAGAACCGAAAGGTGACTGGACGACTTGGTTAGCATTAGCTGGTCGAGGATGGGGTAAGACTCGTGCTGGAGCAGAATGGGTAAGACATCGAATTAAGAAGGGTGATAGAATTGTTCACTGTGTTGCTCCGACTAAAGGGGATGTCCGTAGAGTTATGGTTGAAGGTGACAGTGGCCTTTTAAATGTCTGCTGGAAAGGTGATAAAACATATAGAGGTAAACACTTAGGTTTCCCTGTTTGGTCGCCAACTAATAGTACACTAACATGGGAGAATGGAGCTAAGGCTGTTTTCTTCTCTGCTGAAGATCCAGAACGATTACGTGGTCCACAAGCCTTTAGTGCTTGGACTGACGAACTTTGCGCTTGGCGCAATGCACAAGAGACTTGGGACATGATGATGTTCGGTCTGCGTCTAGGACGTAAGCCGCAAGTCTTTGTAACAACAACCCCCAAAACAACAAAACTGCTAAGAGGTATTATCGCTGACGATAAGACAATCGTTAGTACAGGTAGTACATTTGATAATGCGGCTAACTTAGCTGGCACTTTCTTAGATGCAGTAAAGAAGACCTATGAAGGTACACGTCTTGGTAGGCAAGAATTATATGCAGAAGTATTAGACGAAGCGTCAGGTGCGCTTTGGAGTAGGAAGCTACTACATAAATGTGAGATAGACAAGGACGAAGTTCCTCAGTTAGCACGTATCATAATTTCCATTGACCCTGCGGTTACATCGAATACTGATAGTGATATGACTGGTATGATTGTCGCTGGCATAGATGTTAATGGAATAGCCTACGTATTAGAAGATCACACTGATCGCTACACACCACAACAATGGGCATCTAAAGCCATTGAGTTATATCGTAAACACATGGCTGACCGCATAGTAGCGGAGAAGAACCAAGGTGGAGATATGGTGCGTCACACTCTGCACACTGAAGACGAAAACGTGCCAGTCAAACTTGTACATGCAAGTAGAGGCAAAATGGCTCGTGCTGAACCTGTCTCTGCTTTATATGAGCAAGGTAAAGTTAAACACGTTAGAGGATTGAATGATTTAGAGGATCAGATGGTACAGTGGGAACCTTTAGGGTCCACAGGCTCACCAGACCGTCTTGATGCTATGGTATGGGCTATAACGGATCTATCACTTAATGGGTATGCAAAACCACAGCTAGTTCTGGCATACTCTAACGCTAAAGGCTTAAAGTAAAATGGTAAAGAAACTCTCACAGACGGAATCGACAGCGATACTAGGTATCTCTGGTGAAAATACAATTAACGGTCAGATAAGGTCTGATGAGTTTCTCCCTGAGTTACGAGGCAAAAAAGCGATACGCAAGTACCGTGAGATGCGTGATAATGATAGTACTATCGGTGCAGTTATGTACGCTACAGAACAGGTTTTACGAGATGTAGACTTAAAAGTATACGCTTGTAACGATTCCCCTGAAGCTCAACGCGAAGCTGACTTTGTTGAGAGTGTTTTGTGTGATATGGATCATACGCTAGACGATCACATAGCTGAAGCTCTGTCTTGTTTGTCGTATGGCTTTGCATGGTTCGAAGTAGTATACAAGCGTAGAGTTGGTCCTACACAGTCAAGTGATAAGAAGAGGTCTAAGTATACCGACGGTAGAATGGGTGTACGTAAGATAGCAATGCGCGCACCTTGGACAGTATCTAGGTTTGACGTAGATAACAAGACTGGTGATATACAAGGTATTTATCAGGATGGCGGTTATGCAGGTACTACTAAACATTATATTCCTTCTCGCAAGAGTTTGTATTATCGTACTACTAGTCTTAACGGAGATCCTAGTGGCCGTTCTATCTTGCGCAATGCATATACTTCTTATGAGTACCTTAATAACTTACAGGCTATTGAAGCGATTGCGGTAGAGCGAGAGTTAGCAGGTATACCAGTAGCTCGTATTCCCTCGGAGTACTTATCTCCAGATGCTACTCCTTCACAAGTACAATTCAAGTCTAACCTTGAGCAGATACTACGTGATGTTAAGTTTAATGAACAAGGTTACATAATAACCCCATCAGATACTTACCCTGATAAGGATGGAAGTCCTACTAATATCAGATTAGTTGACGTGGAGCTTATGTCGTCAAGTGGTTCTAGGAACATCGACATTGACCCTATCGTTCGTCGTTATCAACACGACATCGCTAGAAGCGTCTTATCAGAGTTCCTAATGCTCGGAAGTCAAGGTGGTTCATACGCTTTGTCTAAGAGCAAGACAGACTTGTTCCTCCGCGCACTTGAGAGTTACATCCAGCAAATTGTTGATGTCCTCAATAAGCAGTTAGTCGAGAGACTATGGGAGTTGAACGGTCTGGACTATTCGTTGATGCCAACTATTAAAGCTGGCGATGTTGCACCTCACGACTTACGTGAAATTGCAGGGTTCTTGCGTAACCTTAACGGCGCAGATATTAACGTCAGTAATCACCCAGAGGTTATACAAAACCTTATGGATATAGCAGACTTAAATTATGACCCTGATAGGGAAACAGAAACAGAAGAGCAAGATGAAGAAGCTCTTGAAGAACAGGAAGAATAATAATAATGGCATTTTTAGATAACAGGGTGTTTGACAATGGTTTAACCATACTAGACACAGAAGCAAACGTAGTTCACGTAACTTCAGCAGAAGCTACAACCTATACAGCGGCTACAAACACACTATCACTAGGTAACTCTACCTCACTTTCCATTGCGGCCCCTTCGGATCGTAGTGGTGGTGGACGTAAAGTTTCTGTATCAGCCATTACAAATGGATCAATTACAGGTACAGGAACAGTTACTCACTACGCCTTAGTAGATACTAACAACTCACGCTTGTTAGCTACATCGGCTCTTACTGCATCGCAGTCAGTTACTAGTGGTAATACATTCTCACTAGCCTCATTTGATATTGGAATACCTGATCCAGCTTAAGGAATAAACTATGGCACTTGTTATTAAAGATCGTGTAAAAGAGACTACTACAACTACAGGTACTGGTACTTATACATTAGCAGGTGCTGAAGTTGGTTTTCAATCCTTTTCTACTATAGGTAATGGTAATACTACTTACTACGCTGTTACTTATAATAATGACTGGGAAGTTGGTATTGGCACGTACACTTCTTCTGGAACCACTTTAGCACGTACAACAATACTATCATCCTCTAATAGTAATAACGCAGTTAATTGGTCTTCTGGAGAGAAGTCTGTATTTGTAACTCAACCCTCCTCTAAAGCATCTTTCTTAGATGCAAGCGGAAACTTAAACTTATCTGGTAATATTGTAGTATCAGGTACAGTAGACGGACGTGATGTAGCGGCTGATGGGACTACAGCAGATAATGCCTTACCTAAAGCTGGTGGCACTATGTCTGGCGATATAGACGGTAACGGCAATAAAGTTTTATTTGCGAATGTTTATTCTCAATTATCAGACTTACCTTCAGCATCTACATATCATGGACTATTCGCGCATGTTCACGCAACAGGAAAAGCACTCTACGCACACGCTGGTAACTGGATAAATCTTGCTAATGACGCAGATAAACTAAACTTATCTGGTGGAGCTATGACTGGAGCTATTACAACTAATAGTACCTTTGATGGTAGAGATGTAGCTACTGATGGCACTAAGCTAGACGGTATCGAAGCAAGCGCGGACGTAACAGACACAGCTAACGTCACCTCCGCTGGTGCATTGATGGATAGCGAACTTACCAACCTTGCGGCAGTCAAAGCGATTAACCAAAGTTTGGTTACTGGGGCTAGTCCTACGTTTGCTGGGCTGACTGTAGGAGGTAACATAGCAGTTACAGGTACAGTAGACGGACGTGATATAGCTACAAACATACCAGCTTCTTTAGGCACAGCAGGACAAGTTCTTACAGTTAACTCTGGAGCAAACGCTGGTGAATGGGCTACTCCTGCTGGTGGAGGTGCAGACCTATATTCCGCTAATGAATCTAGTCCTACAGCACAACCTTCTGCGACGGGTACTAATGCTATTGCTATCGGCGACAGTGCTACAGCTACCGCCGCACATGACGTAGCAATTGGTTTAAATGCAAACGCAACTGCTAACAGTAACTCACCCTCCCTTGCTATGGGTAAAGATGCTGATGCATCATCTGGCGGTATATCAATAGGTAATTATGGTAGTGCTACAGGTGTTTACGCAACTGCACTTGGTACTTCTGCTAATGCTACCGCCACTAATGCTTCTGCGTTGGGTAATGACGCAAAAAGTACGGCTAGTGATGCTGTAGCTCTTGGTAAAAGCCGAGCAGGTGGAGCAAGTAGTATTGCTGGTAGTATTAACCAAAACTCAACTTCTTACGGCACAACTAGCGTAAACACCGTAGCGTTTGGTACTCAAGCTAGAGCTACAAATAACAGCGCAGTATCTATTGGTCAAAGCTCTATTGGTAGTGGTTATCAGTCGTCAGCATATGGTTATAATGCTGTAGCTTCTGGCCAAGACAGCTTTGCAGGAGGTTCAAGTACAGATGCTACCGCCACTAGGTCAACTGCTTTAGGTAACGGCGCTCAAGCAACCCATTCAAATGCAACTGCTGTTGGTTACAATGCAGTAACAAGCGCAACAAATCAGGTTTCTTTAGGTGCGTCAGGGTATGCAGTAAAAGTATCTGGTACATACACTCTCCCAACTGCTGATGGAACTAACGGACAGGTGATGACCACAAATGGGTCTGGAGTTGTTGCTTTCGCAGATGCTGGTGGTGGTAGTTCTTTTACTTTAATAAAAGAAAATCATACAAATGGCACAGCCCCAACTGTAACAGGAAATGATTCAGTTGCAATTGGAGACAGTGCATCTGCGACAGGCGTAGACTCTTATAGTTTTGGTCATTATGCAAGTAACGCAGGGAATACGAGTATAGCTGTTGGTGGTATTGCTACTGTGTCAGCAAATGCAAATGAGTCACAGGCTTTAGGGGCAAACTCTATAGTAACCCCTGCGTCGGGTACAATAACTAATGCAACAGCAATTGGTAAAAGCCGAGCAAGTGGAGTATCTAGCTTTGCGGCTAGTATAGATAACAACACCACATCCTATGGTGCTACAACCCAATATAGTATTGCGATAGGCTATCGAGCTAAAGCTGGTTCTTCAGATAGAAGTGTAGCAATTGGTTCAAGTACAGAAGCAGATTACAGGGCTGTTTCAATTGGATACAACGCAGGTGGTTCTGGTAGCTATGGTATATCTTTAGGAGCTAATTCTGGAGTAGGCATTTACGCAAGTTCTGCCGCAATTGGATACAACGTACAGTCTACAGCATCTAACCAAGTTAGTATCGGCGGCTCAACTCAAGACGTTAGAATATCTGAAACTTATATTCTACCAAAAACAGACGGTACTAACGGACAAGTCTTAACAACAAATGGTTCTGGAGTTGTTGCTTTCGCAGATGCTGGTGGTGGAGGTGCAGACTTATACGCCGCTAATGAATCTAGCCCTGATGCTCAACCTTCTGCTACTGGTGCTAATGCAATAGCAATTGGTGAGGCATCCGTGGCAAGTGGCTCAGATGCATTTGCTGTAGGTTCAGATACTGATGCAACAGGCACAATGTCTATGGCGTTAGGGAAAGGTGCGCAGGCAACAGCAAATTACAATTTAGCAATAGGTTTAAATGCAAACGCTACGGGTGAGCGAGCCGTTGGTATTGGTAATAATGGTGTAATAGCAGGCTCAGCTTTTAGTACTGCTATAGGCACTAACTCTGGTTTTGGAGGTTCAGTTACAGCAACAGGCGCAGGTGCTATGGCTCTTGGAGGTTCTCGTGCCACTGGCGTTGACTCCTTTGCGGCGGCTATAGCTAACAATACTGCAAGCTATGGTGCATCGGGTGCTAATAGTGTTGCTATAGGTAAGCAAGCAAAATCTACTGCGGGTAATGCAGTGGCAATAGGGTCAAAAGCTACTGCATCATCGGCAAGTTCAATGTCTTTTTGTACAAGTTACGCTAATTATGGAAATGTTTCCTCTGCCCTTAATTCATTCACAATGGGAGATGGCAATTCAGCTTCTGCTACATCAGCAATAGCTACTGGATATGGAGCTAATGCCAATATCCAAGGTAAACATGCTCATGCAAATGGAAGTTTTGGTGATGGCAATGCGGAAGGAAGTGCGCAAAGAGGAACATTTGTACTAAGATGTGATACCACAGATGCAACAGCAGAAGCATTGAGAACAAGTAGTGGTACAGCTTCTACTAACAATCAAATAACTTTACCTAACAACTCAGCCTACACATTCTCTGGTACAATAGTTGCAAGAGAAAAAGCATCTGAAGGTACGGATGTGGGGTCTTGGGAAGTCAAAGGTATCATCCGAAGAGAAGCTAACGCAGGGACAACAGTTTTAGTTAACTCAGTTATCAACGAGTTTAATGCTCCCACAGGGTGGGCAGTAGCTCTTACTGCTGACACAACGAACGGATGCTTAAAGATTGCGGTCACAGGCGTAGCATCAACAAATATCAGGTGGGTAGCCACTATTAACACATCGGAGGTTACATACGCATAATGGGGTCAATTAATTTAAAACATACAG